AAGTATGCCTCCACGTCTGCCTGGATGGCGTCTTCATCCATCGTAGCTGGGTAATGGCGCTGCTCCTTGTAATCCCCGACTACACGGTCGATAAGGAGCAGGACGAAGTCGTCACTTACAGTTTCACCAGTGTATCCCAGATAAGTCTGTACCATTGACAGAAGTTCCTGCTCCATACCATCACCTCATTCAATCAGGCTCAGAGACAGCCGCAGCTCTGCGTCTCCGTTTCGGTTTTGCTTCGGCTTCTTCTGCCGGAGTTTCTGCCTTCGGAACCGCTTTCTCAACCTTCTCGTAGCCATTTTTAATGAAAGCGGAGGCCTGCAACTCAGTTGCGACCTCCATAACTTTACCGTCTCTTTTCAGGGTTATCATAAAACCCCTCCTTATTCATCGAGTACCGTCAGACCTGACAGGTCGTAGGTATCCCTGTGCCAGTAACTTCCGGTAAACGTTTCCACAACAAATTTCTGTCTGTCTTTATCGGTCACTTTGCAGATAGCGTTCTTGTCTTCATCCAACGCGACAAGACCGGAACTTACGGACGGGTCCATACCCACCCTGACGGAATCTGGGTCTACGCCTTCCGGAAGCGTGAACTTAAGAGCAATGAAGTTGCCCTCTCCCCACTTCGCAGGAAGCGCGCCTGTGCTTACGAACTTCAGCGTACCGGTGATAGCTCCATCGTCTACTACGATATCGCTCTGAAGGTCACTGATCGTATGTCCCCAGATTTCCGCACTACCATCCTCGGGAGCTACCGTGGTAGTGCTTACGAAGGGTCCGCGATCACCGCAATGGCCTTCTTCTTCATATCGAGAATGAAGGCGTCGTAGCGTACGCGCCCCTCCACAAGTGCGCCGTTGATTCCTGGGGGATCCATATGGATTCTGTAGCTCTGCAGCTTCACCGGAGACGGCATGACCATGTGGTTCGTTATGATGCAGTGTACACCGGTCGGGAAATAGGACTTCGGAGCTTTCACGATGTTCACGCCGTCGCACTCGCCAACAACACCGGTCAGGGTGATGCGCTGGGACATGTCAGACTGCTTGATGAAGTTCTCGTTCTGCTTCAGGAAGTTCAGGTAAGCCGGATCAACGATAGCGAAACGGCCACCCTGGGGAACCTTCGCATTGTCCAGATCTTCCTGTCCGGCAAGGAACAGAGCGTATGCATTAGCCGCAGTAACGGCAGCATCGTCATGAATGTGAGCCGCTTCAGCACCAGCCGCGAAAGCCGCGATACGATATGCGTCCACCTCAGGAATTACAATCTCATTAAGCTGTCTGCTCAGTGCGCGGCCGGCCTCCATAGTGAACAGGGTGTCATCCGTGCTCTTGCGGTCGATGGTGAAGGTGAAGGATCTGTCCTTGGTGACCTTCATTTCCTGAACAGCATTCTCCAGCTCTGCGGGAGTGCCGTATCTGTTCGCGCCGGTCAGAGTGTAGTCATTCATTGCAGCAGTCGGGATGGAGAAAACCTTAACGGTCTCCACGCCGGTCCACTCATACTCGTTGTTGACCATTGCGCCGGTCAGCGCGCCGAGGGTAAAACGCTCGTCAACTATAGGGGAATATTTCTCAGCATATTCGATAGCCATAATAATAGCCTCCTTGTGTATGTCGATCGGGGCTCAATGGCTCTCTCATATCTTTACTTGTTAAAAACCTTGTTTGAAACCAGCAAGGAACGGATCTTCCTTCGCAGCATCCTCCTGCCTACCTGCAGCCGGTTCAGGCCTCGACTTAAGCCATTCATCCTTGCTTGCCTTCAGGGATGCATCGTAGTGCCTCTTGTACACATCAGTCAGCGCATCCATATCGCCGGATACTTCCGCTTCGGCGGCTTCCTTTGCGAGGTCGGCAGACATTCCAATGGTCATGTATCTCTCTTTCGCTTCGGTCTTCTTCTTGAAGTTTTCGAGATCCGCCATGTGGTTCTTGAAGGCTTCTGCCTCCTGCCGTTTGGCTTCGTCTTCCTGTTCCTGTGCGGTCATCTTTGCGCGAAGCTGTTTTGTCAGCTCCCCGTTGTTGTGCAGTGCTTTATCGAGCGCCAGTTTCTGCTTTGCCAGCTCGGCCTTCAGCTTTGCATTGTCGGCACTCAGCGACTCGACTGTAACAGTCTCCTGTTGCTCTTCCTGACCGGTAACATTCTCGCCCTGCTCCGGATTCGTCTGCTCCTGCACACGTGTCTCTTCTCCCATTCTTTGCCTCCTGTGTTTTACCCTCTTCTCTGAGCGTTTCAGTGTGTGTTTTTACGTCTTCTCTGACAAACTGTTTATAGGTCTTGTGTTTTTGAGTCTTCTCTGACTTGCAGTGTTGTTTATATGAAAAAGAGACTGGCTACTTTACTCGCCAATCCCTTGTTTCTATGAATATGATACCGAGCACCTACAATTCACGATCTCCTCGGGACTCGCTCCATGTTCATCCGATCTTGGATAGAGCATCAGTGAATCTCCAACCTGAAATAATTCATTGATTGGAATGGTCGCACCATCAACATCCCTATGGGTATCTCTGGTCACCTTATCGATGATCGCATGCCACGTTTTCCGTGTCTTGCCAGTCAGGATCGCGTCCTGGTACTCGCTGTCATTCCAGATGCTGTTTGCTTCATTCTCAGCAATCAGCCTTGCCCTGTCCTCACTGTAGAAGTACGGGTCCTCTGAATGATTCATCGTTGCCAGCGCAATCTCCGTAGCCACATCATTCGCATGCGTAGCCGCGAAGTATGCGGTCAGCGGGATGCCCATCCGTTCAAGCATGGAACTGTAGTTCCTGCTCATCTCTTCAGCGACATCCATGTACCCGTAACTGCCTTCCATATAGTTCAGGTACATTTCCTCAAGCGCAATGAGGACAAAGGCCATAACGTCCCTTGCTGTCTCATCACGCCTGTCCTTCTGCTCCTGAGAAAGTTCCATCTCTCCGAAGTATTGCTCGAAAGGCATTGACCGGAGCTGATCTTCCTTTTCTCTGGAATACAGTTTGTTCAGTTCGTCGAAGGAAAGTCCGTCAGGTATTGCCATCAGCATCACCACCTGACTGTTCCATGTTCATCCCGTCAAGGATGGGACTGTTGCCTGTCTGGTCGGTAAGATCCGCAGTCTCACGCTTCTCGTCAATCTGGACATCTTCCTTTTTGACCACAAGCGACTCTTGGATCTTCTCAATCATCTCCTGACTGTCTGCCCATGCCTGTGCCACATCTGCAAACAGGTCTACTGTCTGCATGGCGACACGTCCATTGACGCCGGCCTTGATCATAGCCACCATGGCATTGGTCTTCGTGCCAAGATCATAAGTCTTGTTGCGAGTGAACTTTATGTAAACATCCGACAGTTTCAGGTCGGTCAGCGGACTGCCTTCTAACAGGTACGAACGAACATTGATTGCTGACAGCTCCAGTGCGAGTACCTTCTGCTTGCTTCTCCGGATCACCTGCTCCTCACGCATAGCGGAATTTTCCGCAGCCGTCCATCCAGAAGAAAGACTCATGGCGCTGCCAGTGGATCCGCCGCCAGGATCTGACTGAAGGGGAACGTAACATTTCTGAAGAATGGAATTCCTCTTGGACTCGATGTTCTTCTGGACATTCTCGTAGTCGAATGTGCTTGTGATGGCCTGAATAAGCGGGGACTTCCCGTTCGCAAGAGTCTTCGTCAGCAGCCATCCACCGGTCTTCGGTTTGATGACTTCTCCAGTGTTGGGATCTACCGGAAATTCGAAGTCATTGCCCCACCAAATCTCCTGACAGGCTTGGGCCGTAGCATTGGCGAAATCGGATACCTCAACGTTCAGTGCGTTCATATCCGAAATCTGTCTCTCAAACACACCCATGCGGTCATAGGAGCGGACAAACTCGACAATCGGGATCATGCCAAGCGGATTCTTCTCACCGGCATATCCAGTGTATGAGGAGTTGAAGCTCCATTCGTTCTTCTTCACACCGTTGACGATCTCGTTCAGGTTCTTCACCTCATACATCGTGTCCTTGGTGTAGCAGGTGAAGTATCGGTCGCCGTTCTCCAGCTGACGGAACGTGACGCCCATCATGGGAGTCTCGCCGATGTTGTTCCGATAGACAACGAATGTGTACAGTGGATGCGGAACATGGAGATCAAACACGGATGTCCCGTCATAGTCCCTCTTGATATCGACCATCTGGTAGCCGATACCGCATACCTGCACGAAGCGCAGTGTCTCCTGATCCTTGGCGTAGGATGCCTCTTCCTCATTCATCTCATTAAGCTGAGATATGGCGTTGTCGTCACTCTCAGGCGGGTTGCCGGAGATATCCCTGTTACCACGCTGCACGTAGGTGATGTGATTGCCATAGTTGTACCCCAGTTTGAACTCGACAATCTGGTTCGCGAGGTTATCAGATACCTCTATGTTGATGTCATCCCTGACCGTCTTTTTCCGGATCTCAGCAATCGGCTGCACACCCTTCTCATATCTGAGGAGGTAGAGGATCTCCTGAATGT